AATATCATTAAATAAGTTTGCGAATCTTTTTCTGAGTCTTCCAACAAACTTTGAAAACATAAGTTCATCACGCAGAATTTCAGACGATCTGCCCAGATTAAATCCATCTCCACCACCCGCAATTCTTGTTTCTGGAATGCGGAGAGATCTATAAAGTTTCTTTTGAAAATATTCAATATCTGCAAGTTCACCAAGATTCTGTCCACCAGGAAGAGTTGTAATTTCGGTTCCTCTGCCACCTTCTCTTCTGGGCAACCAAAAGTCTTCAAGCATACTCATGAACTTTCGGTCATCACGGATTTCTCCTGTTGAAGCATCATAAGTTAGTTTATTACGATAACGACTCATAACCTCTTTGAGGTATTGTTCTGCTTTTACTTTTGGAAGATTACCAACATCAATATAAAAAATTCTTCGTTCAGGAGCTCTTGAAAGTCTATAAATTACCAAAGAGTCCTCAATCATTCTAAGTTGATTGAGTGACTTGATTGCACAGTGCAACCATGAGAGAATAGTACCTTTATTTCTATCTACAAGACCAGAAGTGCAATATGTAATTGAATCTTTGGCAATCTTAACTCCTGCTTTTGATCCACCAGAGATTGTGCCACTTGGGAAATTGGGAGTCGGTGTATAAATGAAATATTCATCAATTTCGGGAAATGCACGAAATTCTTCATTACTACTAATCATGTTCAGATGACGACCAGTTGCTTCATTTCTGGTCTTTTTCTCTTGTCTGACATGTTTGATCTTCATTGGATCAATATATCGAATTTCCTGAATACCATCTTCAGGTTTCTTTTGATCAATGACCTTTAAATAAAACAGACGACCATCGACATACCAATTTCTAAAAATTTCATGACATTTTTTATCAAAATCCATCATTTCTTTAATGGACTTGAATTCGTCACGAATAATTTGCTTTAATCTATCACTTGCATTTAAGTTTGATAATTCAATTTCTACTGGAGAATCATAAAGATCGCTAACAATTGCCTCGTTTACAATACTCTCAATGGCATTATCGCATTCTGGATGAAGTGCCATTTCACGATAACGACGAATTAAATCATATTCTGTTCTATATACACCTTCGATATCAACATATTGACCATAAAAACCTGATTGTACAAAGTAGTCAACCCCGTCCTCATTACTAGGAGGAACGGGGGAAACTACAGATTTAGGTTTTTGGAGATTATCTTCAATCGAAAAACCAAAAAGTCTCGCCATCTTATAAAGTTAAACTATGCACTATTTAGTTGATGTCCTGACCACCAGCAGAAGGTGAATTACCTTTGATTGCTTCCCACCAGAGAATCTGGAACTCAACAGTAAACTCCTCAACATTTGCTGTATTATAATCAAGTTGAATCATTCCAATATTAGTTGGGAAAATATCATAAAAATGATATGCTCTTAGTGTGGATCCATCACGATCTAATTGATAAACAAAGGCATCTGCGGTGTATGAATTTGGATCAGTAACACCAGTGTTATCTGAAACTCTATTGATTTTGTTCATCCAGTTTTCAAATGCCGAACGAATTGAAAAATCGGTATCATTAATTACGGTAACAGTCCATGATTCAAATGAACGATCTCCAGCGACTTTAAGAGTTCTACCTCTAAATGCAACATCAATTGGAGCCACACTAGATGCAGGAAGATTTGCACCTTTGACTAAAAATCTTGATTTGTCAAGAACATTTGTGTCTGCAGGTGCAATGTCAGGAAATGAGAGAACAACCTCAAAGAGGTTACTTCTTGCGCCGCCACCAGTTAATTTACTTTTAAAGTCAGTAATTTTTCTTAAAGGAGGTGGATTTAATTGATTTCTTGTTGCCATTGTTTTTAACCTCTTAAATTAATTAGAAATTGCCAATTACTTCTTCAAAAGAAACACCGGTCTTAGTGGCAATGAAGTTAAGACCAATATAATTAATTGTTCTTGCTGGTTTGATATAAATGTCGGCAATGAATTCATTATTGTCGATCACTGCAGCAGTATTATTTGTTTCATCACAAATTACAATATAATCATAAATACCTCTCTTTGCCTGAACATCACGAAGGAAAGGTTCGATTGTATTTACAAAATTTGTTCTTGTTATTTCATCATTGAATTGGAATAAAGCATCCTGTGCAGCACGAGAGATTGCATCTTCAAGATAAATGAACAGTCTACGAACATTAATTCTGTCAAATGCGGATGCCTTAGCATATGCAGTTTTATCTCCAAATAAAGTAATTCCTGCTCCAGGTGAAACTATAACGGGGTTGATTCTATTCGAATAGAGGCGATCTCTTTGTGCCTTGGTTGGATTATATGCAAGTTTTACGGCATTCAGAATGGATCCTCTATATGCAGGTGAATACCACGGGAAGTTATTGATATCTGTTCTTGCACAAAGTCCGGCAATATCACCATTCAGAGGAACATATCTGAAAGTATTTGCAAAACGATCATACATGTACTTATAACCACTATCAAATACTCCATAAGTTGATGATGTTACTGAAGAATAGAATGAGATTAAATTATCAGTAATATCTGCACCAGATTTAACTGTAACATCGGTTTGAACAGATGTATCTGTTAATATTGATCCTCTATAAGGTGAGATAAATGCAACAGAATCTTTTCTTAATTCTGCAACAGAAATGAGTTTATTAGCAAGTGCCTGTGCAGATTCTTTGGAGAGTGATCCCGAACCCATCAACAGAAAATCTGTCTTATAATTTTCGGTTGATTCAAAAATATCAAGACCACTAGAAAGTGTTGAAAGAGTTGCGGAAAGAGATCCTGTAGTACTTAAATCAGAGAATCCGCCATAATTTTTACCACCAGAAAGTTCATTTGTATTTGATCCAGCAGCGGCAAAGATTATACCATCCGCTGGTTGATCCCATGCTACATCTGTTGCGAGAGTATTATTTGAACTAAATCCTGTTGTTACGATACCAGCAGGAGAATTTAAAGCAAAGATTACAGATGAATTTTCTGCAATATACTTTCTCCAATATGAAGGACTACCCACAGAGAATGTTGCATCAGTTGCCTTAGAAAGACCAATGTGTTTTTCTAAGATACTACCGGCATTTCCTGTAATTGTTCCAAGGGTATCAATTATAACTACATGCACTTCATCAAATCTTGAATTTCTTGCTGCTGCATAAGCAGAAGTCCCTGGTCTTGGTGCAATATTATTCCAATTAATAGTTGTAGATGTAGTAAGTCCAATCGTTTGTTGATCAAACCAATCTACAACTGATGTAGGAGTTGTAGTTGCAATTCCAACTCCACTGTTATTACTTACAACGGTGGATTGATTGATCTGGAACTCATATTGAGCACCACTTGGGTATTCGATATTAGTTACAGTATTTGTTGAAGATGTGTGATTGAGAATTTTTATTTGAAGTAAACTATTACCAATTCCAGTTACAATACCTTTTATATAACCATCAAGAATAGATGTTGATCCTGCTCCAGGATTTACTCTACCAGCAACAGATTGAGAGATACCATAACCAACTGCAATTCCAGAAGTATTAATTCCACTTAGAATTTGATCTGCTTTACCATCAATAATTGCAACTCGAATACCATTTGACCATGATCCAGGATTTCTTGCGGCAACAACTACATTTGGAAGAGTATTTTCATCATATCCAAGATTGTTGTAATGATCAAGACTATCAATCTTAACACTTGATGCCGTACCTACAAATCCATTTCTTAAATTATTATCATTTGCTCTTACAACTCTTAGAGATCCACCATATGCAAGATATGATGAAGCGACCAACCAATTTTCATAATGTTTATCTGTTGAATATGGTTCTCCGAAAATTGTTAGTAAGTCGTTCTCATTTTCTACTAATGTTGGTTGATCTACAGGCCCTTTTGCGAAAGGTGCAACAATTGCTGCAATTTTGTCAGATGATGGTTGAGTTCTACCTAGGGTTAAATCAAATTCCTTTACTACAATTCCAGGAGATGCTAAATTTAGCGGCATCTTTATTACTCCTACAAATCCAGAATTATTCTAAAAGTATTTATAAATTCCTACCCTTTAGTCATCTATAGTCCCACATATAATTCCATTCATTTGAAACATCCCCATATTCATCAAGATTCCATACTTCTAATGCATGATTATCTTTTTTTGATCCGGCAAACACCCATCTATCACCGGTATCTTTATCTTCAATAATTTCATCGTATGTATTCAAACCATCAGAAATAAATCCAAATGGAGACATGTCTTGCTCGATTTGATTTTTTTGCTCCTCATAAATTCTTTTACGAACATCATTGCTCGTCATTTCTTTAAAATATTCTTGAGCAACCAACCAAGAGAAGATTACAAGACACATTGCAAGGTCATCATTGCATCCCTCTTCCGCCTCAAATGAATTATGACGCTGTGCAAATGTCGTTAGTTCTGATATGATATCATAATCATTTGTCAATAATTTATCATCTTCCATCAAGGTTTTTAAATTAGAGCATCCTAATTTTTTCACGGCAGCAGTCATTCTTACTCCTAACTGTGACTTTTTACCACTAAATCCAGTTCCAACAATTTGACCTGCTCTACCTCTCATGGCACACATGAGAACATTGTCATATTCCAAATCAAAATGTAAAATATTTGCTACCTGATCTCCAATATCATTGACTTCCACTAGTAACCAACAATCATTATATCCTTTTGCAACTTCATGTATTATGCTTGGAAATAGCATTGGTTTAATTTCATTATTTTTATATTTTGCTACAACTTTATAAGGGAAATTTGTAATATCAAAAACAACAAATGCAGAATAATCATTTCCAATACCACGAGCAACATCGACTGTCATTAAGTAATTATTTTCCGGTTTTGGGTTTTCATAAACATCCAATCCAGCATTTTTTTTAATTGGATCATCATAAACAAGATTTCTAAGTTTTGATGGATTGATAAGTGTATTGACGGAACCTAAGAATTCCGTTTCAAATTCCACCTTAAATTGTTGCTCAGAAGTATTGGCAATTGTTTGTTCTTTCCATTTTTCATCTCTTCCTGGAACTTCAGACCAATGAACATCTGTAGGCACATATCCATTTTTACCTCTTTCGGCATCGTGCCACATACGGTAGAAATGATTCATACCGCGAGGAGTGGATACAATGATTACTTTCGTGCTTTGTCCTGAAGAAATGGTAGGATAAACAGATGCAAAGAAATCATCGGCAATATGATTTGGGATGAACGCAAATTCGTCTAAGAAAATAATATTATAAGATCCACCACGAACTGCAGATGCAGATGTGGATGCCGCCATGATTTTGGATCCGTTTTCGAGTTCTAGACTACCTCTATTCCATTGTAAGACGCCTTGTTGCATCCACTTAGGTAAATTCTCATAGGCAAGTTGTAGACGCTGCAGGAGGTCTCTGGCGGTCGATGCTTTATTTGCAAGAATTGCAATATTTACATTATCATTAAAAAGTGCATAGTGCAGCAAATAAGTTACTGTGGTGGTGCTCTTTCCTGTTTGTCTGGGCATTTTACAGATATTAAATCTATGCCTATGGA